CCTATAGTGTAACCTTTGTAAATTTTGTTGTCTAGTTTTATCTTAGACCTGTCTGAGGGATAAAATTTTATTGTTTTCATATATAATTATCGTTGTAGTTATGTAATTAGTTTGTATTTTATTTATTAGTTAATTTTCTTACTTCTTCTCCTAAATCTGCATTATTAGGATATTTTTTTGCTAATTCTTTCACTTGTAACCATCTTAGTTTTGGTATTGCAGTTTCTTGTTGGTGTTGCATATACTCTTGTACTGTTCTAAAATCACTCATATCTCTTCAAATTTTATAGAACTACCAGCGTCAAACCAGGTATGCTCAGGATCTATAGTTAATTCACCTTCGTATATTTTTCTAGCTTGGTTGTGAGCATATTGCCATTTTTGTGTTTCTGTACCTGCTTTTTGTGTACTTCCGTAGTATCCGGCTAAGATATCTTTTGTTATAGCCTCTATTGCTTGTATTTCAGTCATATTCAATATAATTTAATTCTTGACTTAATTCTTCGATTAATTCACGCAGAAAATCTGCTTGTTCTTCTGGATCTTCAAAGTGGTTTCTAAAGTTATCATACACTTCATCCATTATTCTGCTTACGTATTTACTCATTATTTATAATTTCTTGTATATATTCTTTATCTTCTACTATTTGTTCAGCAAGATCTAGTATATCTTTTAAACCATCTAGTTCATAGTTGTTTAAGTCGTGTATATCACCTTGTCTTATAGCATTTACACAGTCTACTAAATCTCTTGCAGTGTTTTCAAATCTGCAGTAACTCATATTTGCCATAATTATTTAGTTAATTCTTTTAGTATTTTATTTATTAGTATGTCAGCATCGGCTACATACTTGTCGTCAGTTTCGGTGTAACCTAGTTCTTCAAACATATAATAGTCTAACTCGTTGTATATAGTATTGACAACTCTGTCACATACTCTATCTATTACTTCTTGCTCAGTCATATTAATTCAAGTTTATTTAGTAATTCTTTTGATTTATACTTTAACATACTATTACCATGATTGTCTAGTATCATTCTATGTAATACGCTAGATACTTTGTGAGTTCCATCCACCATGAAAGTTCTAGCATCACTTGCGTTACTTTCTTTGAAGTCATAGAACATAGATCCACCATACTTGTTTGATAGTTTTTCTAAATCAGATATGAAGTCGTTAACTATTTCTCTGCATTCTGCACTTACTCTTTCTTGTAATGCTTTTTCTATTGCGTTAGTACTATTCATTTCTTTTTATTCTTTAATTCGTTAATCTCACTTTTCAACTGGTGGATTTCAGTTTGGCACTTCTTCATTTGTGCTTTCATTTTTCTGTCTTGGTAAAATTGATTCCAAGAATATAAATTTTGTATTTGCTTAATTTTTCTACTTATCATTTTTTTTATTTTTAATTTGTTCTAAATCATATATTACTGTTTCTAATACTAGAAAGTAACTATTTGCATTTTTATGTGGAATTTCCTGCCACTCGTAATCTTGCTTTACCCATTCTTGTAATGTTTCTAAGTTTTTAATACTTTGATTAATGTTCTTAGTAGTGTTACAAGATGTTAAAACTAATATTAATGCTATTTTTTTCATTAGAATAAGTAATTAAAAAAGAAAACGAACATATTTTTTAAAGCTATTACCATAGTTGGTACCCATATAGCTAAGAATATAGTTGTCATAATTTTAGCATATACTTTTAACATTTTTTCTTCTACTGCTTTATAACAGAATTTAATTATTGCTTGTTTAACCATTTTTATATTGTTTAATTTTGGTTAGTAACTCGTGTATTTCTTCGTTTGGAAAGGTAGAATACACCTCATCTACCTTATTACTTACATAATCGTAAGTGAATTCGTTATCTTCAACACCGTAATGACTTACAATTAGTTCTCGTTTATCCCAACCATAAGGACTATGGTAAGCTTTAAAGATCGCTAGCTTCATTCCGCCATCATTGAATATCATAGCGTCGAGATGTTTTGTAGTTATGTATGTCACGTTGTTCATATTTTATTATATTATCTTTTCTTGTTTGTATTTAGTTTGTAACATATGCACATAGTATTGTTACTACTGCACATAATATGAAGTATAATATTACTTCACTGCCTGTTGTTGAGAAATCAGTTTTCTTTTTCATTTTATTATTTCTATTATTATATCAATTAGTATTATTGTAGTTATTATTATTGGTGCTATTGCTATTATTAAAATCATAGTATTTGACTTAGTATTGTATAAAGATTATCTTGTTTGTCTTTACTTAATTCAGTGAATTTTTTCACACCACCATCATAGTTGTGTAAGTGATTAATAATTTGCTGAGTACATTCAGCTTGTTTTACTGTCTTTTCCATTTCTGCAAATGCTTTAGACCAAGACCAGTTTGAAGGAGAGTTAGGATTGTAAGCCATAATATTTAGTTTTTAAAGGTTAATAAATTAGTTTTGGTGGCGTCAAGTGTTCGTATTATTTATACATGCTAAAGTATGACGATCAACTACATGTTTTGTTTATATATTATCTTACTACTTTTGTATTCAGTTTGTGATTTACAAAAAGGCTTGAGCAATAACTTCTGTAAGTACTATGCAGAATAAGCCAGTGAATATTATAGTGCATAAAGCAGCACAGATTTCAGTTTCATATTTACTTAATATGTTTTTAGTTTTATTAAAAATTGATTTCATAAAGGTGTATATTAGTTTATTTATTATTTTAGTTGATGAGGTACAACACATGACTTCTCATTATCTTACATAGATATTAAATATATTTATATTTAAGTGTTATATGACATTAGCCTATTAGTTATATATAGTAACAGGCTAGTGTCACATGCTACTACTCACTTACTGTAGCTAATTCTCTGCAGAATTTTGGTACAATATTTGAGTTAGTATAGCTTTTGTATTCTTGAAAGCAATTCATAGTTTCAAACTTTTCTTGAAATGTTGAGTATATTTCATCATGATCATAAGTATAAGTTATACCTTTTGAGTTAGTGAAAGTGATTATTGCATTTTGGCCAATTAATGACTTTCTGATTACAAATCTTTTAGTTGTTAAGTTATTAGTTTTCATATTTATTTATTTTATTTATTTATATTTATTTATTTAGTTTATATATTATCTTAATTAGTTTGTATTTAGTTTGTAATTATTATTGTTGAATATTAATTAGTAAGTATGACTCGTCAGATAAGTGACATGAGTGATGAGAGAATTCAACATTATATTTAATTAGTTCTTTAGCGACTTTCATTATATTATGTATGAAGCTGTAGACGATTAGTTGATCTTCCATATTTTTCATATTTAGTCTTTCATATAATTCAGAGTAATCTGGATTGTCGATGAGGTATTCATGATTGTCATTTAGTACTGGTAGTTTAGTTAAATCTAGCATAGTTATTTATTTATTTATTTATTAGTTATTATATTATATTATCTTAGTTTAATTGTATTTATATTGTAGTTTTGCTTTTATAAATTCATATTTGATAAACCTGGGAATTATAAAACTAACAGGGCTTTGTGTTGCTTAATATGATTTATGATTGATAATCAGGTAAATCATTATGAGCTTGCATAAACTTGTAATGCATTGGATGATTAGTATAATGCCAGCCAGCTTGTAGCATTTCATAAAGGTTAGTAATTTCTTGAGATTGTTTTTTAGTTAAATTATTCATATTATTTATTTTAAGTTATTATATTATCTTTATTGCTATGTATTTAAATCGTAATTATAGTATTATGTTAGCTAATTGATATACGAAGTTGATGAGGTTAAGAACGAATAGAGTTAAAGCGATGTTGAAAGTTATTAATTTTAATTTATACATTTTATTTATTTTAAGTTATTAATTATTGATTACATTATATTATCTTAAACCACTCGTATATACATTGTAAAACGATCGTGACATAAACAAATAGGCAAATCGAAATATGTGAATCATATACAATAATATTATGCAAAACGTAAAAATATTAACATAATAATCAAAAAACTAGGGCGGGCTGGGCAATTTAATTTCAATTTTCTCTAGGATTTTGCAATTATATTTTGGGGTACTGCCCTATAATTCTATATTTCTAACAATAATAAATAAAACAGTGACAATAGGTAGTTAATATACCTAGTAATCAGCTAATGTCACACTTTATATTTAGGTAAAAAGCAAAAATAACCTGTAAATAGCTATATTATACGTATAAAACTAAAAAAAATCATAATTATGGATAAATATCAAGATAAAAAGGCCGCAATGGACGACTATTCGCACGAAAGAAAGCTAAGAATAGATGGTAGGTACGAAGCAGCTCATGGAAAGATGGCAAATGCTGAAAACGATTTCGATCACGCGCATGCTTTAAAGAAAGATGCTCACTATGATCACATGGATAGAAATTCACCTCATCCAATATTAAAACATTCACATAAATTTTAAATAAATTATAACATGGCTATAATATATTCATATCCATTAACCACTTCACCACTAAATGGTAGTGACTTAATGTTGATATCAGACATGACATCCAGTGATAGGCCAACTAGAAGTGTTACACTACAACAGATTGCTAATTTTGCGTCAGCTGGTGGAGTTGCTGGTGTTGGTCAAGTTATAGCTGGAAACAATATAACATTAGATCCACCCGAAGGAACTGGAATAGTAACTCTAAACGCAGTAGTTCCAGCACCTGTAACATATACATTTGTTAATGCGTCTGCTGTACAAACCGGTGATGCAATACTTAGACTAAGTGACGGCACTACAGATCAAAACGTAGGGATAAAAGCAGGTAGTAATATTACAATAGACAACAATGCTTCTAATCAGTTTACAATTAATGCAGATATAGCATGTTGGACGTTGAGCGCGCAAAGTGAGGAAGGTAATGTTTCTCTTTTGCTTTCTGATGGTGGATCAGAGGATCCTGAAGGTTGTCCAGATACTGCAGTAACTTTTGCGGCTGGTGAAAATATGACAATAACCTCAAATGAAGGAGGCAGCATAATTACTTTTACAGCAGCTGGTGGTGGCGGTGAAGGAATGGCTTCATGGACACTAAGCGCTGATTCTGGCACTGATCAAACCGTAACAAATGCTGATACAGTTAATATAGCTGGTGGAAACATTATAACTACAAGTGTTGCTGCTACAGACGAAGTTACTGTAACACATGATAATGTAGCTAGAACTAATACTGCTCAACAAGCAACTTTAGCGTTCGGATCTAGCTTTTCTACTATAACAGGAATTACATCGTCAACAGAAGGTCATATCACAAATGTAACAACGAGCACGTTGACTATTCCAAGCATACCTTGTGCAAGTTCTACTATAGGTGGTATTAGAGCTAGTGCAGTTGAAACTACTCTTCCATCTCCATCAGAAACAGGTAATTATTATCCTATAGAAGTTATTGAAAACGAAGAGCCAACAGACAACGATTGCTTTGCTGTAGTAAGAGTTCCTACTGGTGGTGGCGCAGCAATTTCTTGTCCAACTGCAACTACACTAGGAGGTATTAGAGCTACTCAAGTAGCAGTTACGTCTCCAGAAATAGCTGGAAGCGGTACTTATTATCCTATAGAAACTCTTATTGAACAAGAAGTGGAAACTGATAATTGTAGAGCAGTTGTTAAAATTCCAGATGCTGCAGCTCCTGGAAATGGGCAAATAACTATTACAGCGGGAACCGGGTTAAGTGGCGGTGGAACATTTACAGTTAATCAAGCTGGCAGCACTGAAGTAACGCTTAATGCAGATAGCTCTAGTAGCGAAACAGGTTGGTCACCTATGACAATAACTGAAGGAGCTACAACTCTTCCTGTTCAAGCTGAACAATCGCTTACTATTTTTTATCATGCTACAGCTGATGCAACATTTAATGCTAACACTATAAAAATGATGCTAACAGACGTAGACGCTGCAGGAGGTGTTAATAAAGACGATAATTTCTCTGTAGCTTTATACTCAGGATCTTTAACAGATTTTGAAAACGGTGGAACTGCGCCATCTTTAATAAACAACTGGGATTATACACCAGCAGGTGGAACACCTGTTTTTGGTATTAAAGAAATTACTAGTGAGACAACTTCTAGTATTGTAGCTGGAAACGACTATGTTATTGCAGTATCTGTAAAACCTGGTGGCGCATTATTACTAGGAGATGGTGTAGTTACAGGTAGTTTAGGTAGTTCATTTATCAACTCAAGATACTTAGGTGTGGGTAATACTACTCTATATGGAACAATTGGAGATGAATGGCCTGAGAATTTAGCTGAACTTCCAACTTTTGATGGAGGAACACCATGGAGATATTCTATACACTTCTATAATGTAACTGCAGTTGAAGAAGAAGCTCCAGATCCAAAAGGAGGATAAAAAATTTCTACATACCGTAGAAAACCAAACTATCAAGTGATAGTATAAATAACCAACGTTAAACATAAAACCAAAATAAAATGACGTTTTTATACCGTACTCAAGCGTGGAGTAGTACCCCACAACCAGATCAAAATATGATCAACCACTGGAAACATATAACAGAAAAAAGTAACTGGAGAATTGTTCAGCTACCAAATGGATTTTTCCAAACAGAATATAAACATCCAGAAGAAGATGACTGGATCGACGTAACAAGAAGAGAAACAATGGATGGTGCTGAAGCCGCTATTGATGGATCTATAGAACATTATACAAAAAAATTAGAGTTCTTAAAAGGACCTAAAGTAGTTAAAACTTTTAAATAAAAATAAAAATGGCAATAAGCGCGACAATAACAACATCTCGTTTTGGGACTAGTCACGATGCAGCATACTTAAAAATAATTAAAACAACTACTGACTACTTGACAAATTCGTCTTGTAGTCATGTAGGTGTTTATGATTCAATAGCTGCATACCTAAGTGGTGCTCAACCTATGTATGTTGAGAAAATTAATTATAATCAAGAATATGTCCAAGATACTTGGGGTAGTGCAGAAGAAGCTACACCACCTAGACAAACTGCATATAGAGCTAGTAGAGATAAGATTAAAAATATTTCAGATTATAGTAATATAGTTAATATATATGATTATGGTTTTGAAGGCGGAGGATCTTTAACTTCAGAAGAGCAAACAGAATTAAAAAATGCAAGAACTGAGTTAAGTGATGTAGAAGAACATTTAACATCTTTAAACATGCACTTAGCTAAAGAAGAAGAAAGAAAATCTATTCTTGAACCAGAGCTTGCTGGATTAACAGCTAAGATGGATGCTTTAATTAAAGACATAGATGATAAGAAAAACGCTCATCAAGGTTTAAAAGAAACTTTAGACATGGCTCGTGATAAAATGACTAAGCTAAAAGAAGCTTATGAAAAATCTGAATCTCAAGAAGATGAAGATAAGGTTAGAGCTCATTCTCCTATATTAGAAGCAGCGGAGAAAGCATATCAAGAAGCTGAAGTAGAGCTTAAGGAAAAGTCAAAAGAAAGAGAAGATCTTAATAGATCGATAGAAGAAACTAAAGCTAATTTGTCTGAAAATAGTTCGATGTTAGAAGATATAGCCTTAGACATTGAAAAAGCTCAAGAACACCAAAAAGAGGTTTCAGAAAGATATGGAGCGTTAATAGCTAAAGACGCTACTGCAAAGTTTACAGAAAACTCTATGCAAAAACAAAAAGAAGAAGCACAAGCTGAAGGTAAACTAAAAGAACTTGTAGAAGAATATCAAGGATCATAAAAAAAAATATTATGGGATACACAACAAAGCCAAAGCCAAAGCCAAAGCCAAAGCCAAAGCCAAAGCCAAAGCCTAAAAAATAACTAATAAACCAATTTAATTTAATCAAATGAACGAAACAATAGTAAAGCACCTTAACTTTGGAGAGGATGCTAAGAATAAAATATTCCAAGGTATAGACAAGTTAACTAAAGCTGTTAGCTCTACATTAGGAGCTAGTGGCAAATGCGTAATACTAGAAGATGGTTCTGGTAATCCTCAAATAACTAAAGATGGAGTTACGGTAGCTGATTCAGTTATTTTACTTGACCCAGTAGAAAACATGGGTGCTAAACTACTAAAAGAAGCAGCGAGAAAAACAGTGAGAGAAGCTGGTGATGGCACAACAACAGCTACTGTATTGGCTCATGCTATATTAGACGAAGCTTATAAACTTGCGGGACATCAAAGTGCAAGGGAATTAAAGACTGGGATTAACAATGCTGTAGATAAAGTAATAAAATACTTAGAAAAAATTTCATCAGAAGTTAAGGGAAATGAAATAGCTAATGTTGCTACTATATCTTCTAACAACGATGCAGAGTTAGGAGAAATAATTTATAGTGCTTTTAAAAGTGTAGATGATACTGGTGTAGTTATAATGGAAACGCATGATGATCCAGAAACTGTAGTAGAAGAAGTTGATGGCATACAGTATGCAGCTTCATTAAAAAACCCACACTTTATAACAGATAAAGAAAAAGGTACAGCCGTTTTAAAAAATCCTTTAGTACTAATCGTTGAGAGTAAGATTGAAAACATAAGAAAAATACAATCTGTTCTAGAGTATATAATTAAAAACAAAAGATCATTGTTAATTATAGGTGATTCAGATAATCAAGTTATGACTGCATTAGCCATGAACAAGGTTAAAGGTAATATAAATGTAAATATAATCGATGCACCTGCATATGGATTAAACAAAAAAGATATATTAGAAGATTTAGCTTTATTGACTGGTGCAACTGTTATAAATGAAAACTTAGGTGATGACTTAGACTTGATATCGCCCGAACATTTAGGAACATGTATTAGTTCTACAACTAGTCAAAAAGAAACTATTATACAAGTTGAAAATAAGCCTAAAGAAATTGATGAGTTAATTTTATCAATAAACAAACAGATTAAAGAGACTAGTAATCCAAACATAAAAATAAGACACGAAAAAAGATTAGCAAGATTATTAGCTAAAGTTGCTATTGTAAAAGTAGGTGCTAATTCCAGTGTTGAACTAAAAGAAAAGAAAGATAGAGTTGAAGATGCTATTTGTGCTACAAAAGCTGCAATCAAAGAAGGTATAGTGCCTGGTGGGGGTATAGCTTTACTCAATGCTTCACAAAATATAATTCCAAAATCTAAATCAGAAGAAGTTTTATTAGAAGCAATTAAAGCACCTTTCAATATAATATTGCAAAATGCTGGAGTATTAGAATATGAAACACCTAAAGTAAAAGGAAAAGGATTGAACGTGGTTACAGGAAAAACGGTAAATATGGTAAAGTCCGGAATAATAGATCCTTTACTTGTTACTAAAAGTGCATTACGAAATGCAGCTTCTGTAGCTACAACTATATTATCTACTGATTGTGTAATTAATAATTTAAGAGCATGAAAGCAGTAGGAAGAAATATACTTATATTACCAATAAAAAGAAAAGACAACAAAACAAAAGGTGGGTTGATATTAACAGATGCTCATCGAGAAGACTTAAGATATAACTTAGCAAAAGTTGTTACAGTAGGAGATGAAGTAAAAGGATTAAATGATTCTGATACTATTTACTATGACAGCAACTCTGGCTTTGGTATTGAAATTAATAAAGAAAAATTTAAAATCATAAAAGACCACGACGTGGTAATAATACTTTAAAACATGGATCCACAAGCAAGATTAAACAAAATGATAAAAGCACAAAAAAGTCCGCCAATGGCATATAAAGATATAAGACGAGGAGACGATCCGCAGTTAGATCAAATGGACACTTGGGATGCTAAACAAACGTCGGGTTCAAATAATCCGGGAAGTAGTAGATTTAAGACAGCGGTTAAAAATTTTTTAGATCCTACTAAAAATATAAAAGGTGAAACAAAAGTTCTTAATGAAAGGCAAAAATTAAGAGCAGCTAAAAAACTTGTTAGAAAACGTGATGACGAAGGAAAGGTTGTGAATTATGCAGAGAATGCAGCAAGAACAAGTAATATAGCTTTAGATATGGATAAAGGAAGCACGTATAGTAAATTGTTAAAATCTAGAGCTTATAAAAAGAACGAAGCAGATCAAAGAGGAATTTCAGTTGGAAAAATGAAAAGAGGCTATAAGCATAAAAATGCTTCGCTTGATGCTCAAAACAGTGATAAAGTAAGTAGCGATGATGCACACGAATTAACATATAAGCAAACAGCTAAAGCTGCAAAAATGGTTAGTAAAGGTAAAGACAAAAAAGCTAAGAAGTTTATAAGTAACAAGAAGAATAAAAATGAACGTAAGATTATTAGAAAGACTGGAGACGATATGTCAACAGTTTCAACCATGGATCATCAACGTATTCTTAATAAACTATAATTGAGAAAACCTACAGCTTCTGAGTTAAAAGATTTGCATTTATTAAAACATTATAGGATAGTACGTAAATGGGCGTGTAAAACCTGTAATATTAAAGATGCAGACCTTGAGTTATTAATCTACTTAGAAGCTATAGATCATTTTTCAAAACAAGATTTTAAAACCGGTACGTACTCATACAGCTGGGACAACAGGCGCTGGAACAGATTGTTAAAAGAGGGTTGGATAGTCGTTTGGAGAAAACGAAATAGAACAACGCAGAAATACAATATATACAAAGTATCCTTTAAGTGCAAACAGTTAATTAGTCGTATGTACCGTATTATGTTAGGTGAGGAAGACATACCAACTACTACTCGTAGTAATATAATAATGAAAAAGAAAACATATATAGATAAAGTACTTTCTCACTCTATATTAAACTTAAACAACGATAAAAATAGATAATTATGCCAGATCCAATGACAGCAATTGCCTTAGCACAAGCAGGTATTCAAGCCGGAAAAGCGGTGCAAGATGGAATAGACAAAAGAATAAAGTCATCAGATTTTAGTTCAGGCCAAGAAGAAGAATATAAAATTAAGGATCCTGTAAAGCCAGTGGACTTAGCTTCAAATGATAGAAAGTTTAATCCATATAGTAGAAAAATGAGTAGTGGAACTTCTTCTATAGAACCAGCTGTAGATTCAAATTATGATCAAGCATTTAATACCCTATCAATGGGTCCAATAGATAACACTTCTGTTCCTGAAAATGAAGAAATAAACAGAGGTGATATATTTTCAAACCAAATTAGTTAAAAAATAAATTATGCCAAGTTACGGAGAAAAACAACAACCAGCAGGATATGCTAAAAAATGCGGGTGTGGACCAGTAGGTACTAGAGTAATGATGAGTAATAAATCTAATGTTACTCCAGTTTTAAAAACAATCGACAACATACCTTACAAAGGTAATGCTGTGTTGAACGCTAATAGATCATGATGGGTTTAGACGACTTAAAATTATATTGTTTAAATATAACGTCATTTACTATTGTTAGTTTTGATTGGTTAGAACCTTTTTTAAAGATATTATTATTGTTTACTACTTTAGGCTATACAGCTCATAAATGGTGGATAATGAAAAAGAAAAATAATGAGACAGATAAATAAAATTATCGTACATTGCTCCGCTACCAGGGAAGGTGAAAACTACACAGTAGATACTATACGTAGTTGGCATGTTGACGGTAGAGGCTGGAGTGACATAGGCTATCATTTCTACATAGACTTATATGGTGAAATACACAAAGGTAGAGATATAGCTAGAATCGGGGCTCACACGAAGGGTCAGAATCGTAATTCAATAGGTATATGCTATTGTGGTGGCGTTGAAGCTGATGGTAAGACCCCGAAAGATACTAGACTAGATTGTCAAAAAGATAGTCTATTAGCAGTGCTAAGAACGCTTAAGGCAATGTATCCTGAAGCTGTAATACATTCTCACAAGGACTTTGCTAACAAAGCGTGTCCATCATTTGATGCTACTAATGAATATGAAAATATCTGAAGGAACCGAATTCAAGATAGACATTAAAACAGTAATAAGCTTAATAGTTGTAACGTCTATGTTTGTAGGTATGTACTATACACTACAAGCAGATATTGAACAAGCTAAAAAAATGCCACCATCTGAAATAAAAAGATTAGAATACGACCTTAAACAGCAATGGCAAACTGAACATATAGAAGACTTAGAAGAAAAAGTTGATGAAATACTTTTTTGGTGTAAAGAGGTAGATGGTAAATTAAGTAATAAAAAAGATAAGTGATGGCTAGAAAAGCAACTAAAAGAAAAAAGAAAGCCTGTTGGAGAGGATACGAAAAGCGAGGTATGAAAAAGAAAGGTGGACGTATGGTTAATAACTGTGTTAAAAAAGGAACAAAGAAAAAATGACAAATGCTAGTTATGAAAAATCTAACCGCAAGATGCGAGCTAAGCACAAGAAAGAAACTGGAAACACTTTAGGTAAAAGACAAACAAGTGGTACTGGAAAGCGTAGAATATCTTTCGCTTGTAGATTTGCTGGTATGAAAGGTCCTATGAAAAAACCTAATGGCGAACCAACTAGAAAAGCTAGAGCTTTAAAAAAATGGGGTTTTGGAAGTGTTGAAGCTGCTAGAAAATTCTGTAACAAACATAAAGCTAAAAAATGAAAGATAAAGGCCTTGGTGATACTATAGCTAGATTTACGACAGCAACTGGAATAAAAAAGTTAGCAGATAAGATACCGTCTGGTTGTGGATGTGATAAACGACAAGACTGGTTAAATAAAAATTTTCCTTACAACAAAGGCATAAAAAGATAATTATGAGTAAACTATCAACAGAACAAAGAAAGAAACTAAGAGATGATCAATTTTGCGGTCCTGAAAGATCATTCCCAGTAAATGACTGTGATCATGTAACAGCAGCAAAAAGAATGATAAGTCGATACAAAGGTCCTGGTGACAAAGGTTCTATAATGGCTTGTGTTAAAAGAAAAGAAAAATCATTAAGTTGTAAAAAATAAGTTATGGAAAAAGTAAAAGAAATTATAAATCACCCATTGTCAAAAGCTGTATTAGCTGGTATTGTTGGTGCAACGTTATTAGTAGAATCACATCCCATGTATGCTGGTGTAGCTTTTGGGTATTCTTTTAGAGAGGTTTTATTAGCATTTAAAGCAGACTAATTATGACAATGCGTGATGAGAAAAGAGGACCTATAGGCGATAAGTTTAAGGAGATTGGAACAACTATTAAAAGTAGATTAAGAAGAAATCAAACAGCTCAAGCAATTAAAAAAGAGGCAAAAGACCTGGGTTATAGAAAATCTGAAGCTAGAGATATGGCTAAAAGATATAGAAGAGATGACTTTTCACCTGAAGAGTTATCGCAAATGTCAAAAATATTTATGACTGATATAGGTCACACAAAAGGAGGAAATAATAATAATAGATCATTAAGTGTTGGTGATGCTAAAGCTATATCAAACTTCAGTAATCAAGATGAATTTGGTAGATCAAAGGCAGAACAATTATATGACGCCAAACAAGGTATAACTCCAAAACCATTAAATACCGTGCCATTAGATAATCCCGTGGCAAAAGGTTCTACAAAGAAAAAAGATTAATTATGCCAGATTTAAATATAGCAAAATCAATTAATAAAGATGACTATGCAAAGCATGAAGGTGAAGTTCACGTTAAAGATGGTGTACAATATAAAGTAATAAATGAGAAACAAGATGAATATATACCTCAAAAGTCTAAAAAATCTACAAACCTGTTTGAGGGTACTCCAAATGCCTACTTCGAAAAATTAAGTGGAAACAAAGCTTATCAGAATAAAGATGGTTCTCCTAAGTCCGCGCAGCAAATAAACATGCTCACTGGTGTAAACAAAATACACCCAGATAAATTTAAAGAATATGATAAATATGTAGGCTATAAACCAAAGCAAGAAATTGTTTTTACTGATGGTGGTAATAATAGAGAGACTGAAACTATTACACAAGATATACCAGAAGACAATGGTGGAGGTAGCAGCACAAGTGAGGTGCCAGATGGTGGTGGAGGTTCATTTACTTATACTGTTTCAGATGGTGATTCTAACAAAGAAAAGAAACGATCATTTAAAAATATATTTAATAAGAAAGATAAAATAAAAGGTGATGGTTTAACAGAATGTTCTAGTGACAATCCTACTGCATGTGGTTTAGATATGGCTAAGGAAGTTGGTAAGGAAAAAAAGGCGGAGACAAAAGCATATAATCAAGCTCAAAGAAATAGAAGTTATAGAGTAAAAAAAGACGGGACTCAAGTATTAAAAAAGCAATTTGCTCCAGGAGAATGGTTTAATGAAAAGATGGATAACTTTAAAGATAAAAGAATTAAAAATCAAGCCAAAAAAGACCAGAATCAAAGACAAAGAGAAATTAAAAAAGAAAGTAATCGAAGAAGAAAACTAAAGCAAATAGAATTTCAACATGAACATTCTGATAGGTATGGTAAAGTTGATAATTTCTTTAACGAATTAGCTTATAAAAAAAGAAATAAAAAAGACAACCCTGGTAGAACAAGAACAATTAAAGCTAGCTTTTAATGAAAAAAGAAAAAAAGAAATTTAAAGAAACTAAGGTTGGGGCTTTTTTAACGGAGAAAGCTCCTAAACTTATTTCCCAGTTAGGAGAGTTTCTGCCTGATCAAGGTGGATTAGGAGTAGTAAAAAATCTAATAACAAGTGATTCTAATATTAAGCCAGAAGATAAAGAGATGGCTTTGAAACTATTAGAGCAAGATATAGCTGAGATGAATAACATATCTCAAAGATGGGCTAGTGATATGAAAAGTGACTCATGGTTGAGTAAGAACACTAGACCTATGACGCTTATATTTCTTACTTTAGCCATGACAATATTTATAATACTAGACTCTACAGTATTATTAGAGATTAAAACAGGTTGGGTTTCCCTATTAGAAGCTCTGCTGCTTACAGTATATGTAGCGTACTTTGGGTCTAGAGGCGCAGAAAAAATAACAAAAATAAAAAAATAAAAATGGGATACGCTAAAGGAGATTTCTCAAGCCAAGCAAGGGTGTTTGCTCATGATGCTACTAATGTAGTTATTGGCGATGATTTAGATAACGTTTGCATATATGTCGGTACAGGTGGAGATATAACTGTTACTATGCAAAGCGGTAGAACTGGCATAATATTTAAAAACGTTCCCTCAGGTGCTTTTTTACCGGTATTAGTAAAAAAAGTTGAAGCTGTTGCAAATGGAGCGGGAGACTTATTAGCATTATATTAGTATGTGGTTAGGTATTGGATACACTATTCCCATGCATGGAGACAGGAATCTAAAACTTCCTCCTCCGGTAATAGGAGAATTCATAGAATTAGAACCTAATCTATTTTTAATAGAACTAGAAGGAGCAGGCGTGTCGGATAAAATATTACTAGAATAAAAATAACAAAATGGCAAACGAAAAAATAAGTGCGTTTAATACCGTAGAAGACGGTCAAGGTACCAAACCAGATGTAAGGAAACTTAAAGGAATAGCTGGATACGAAGAGTTAACTATTGGTTCAGGTGTTTATACTAATGCTCAAATGTCTGGTGAAGAGTTAGTAGAAAGCATAATAAACCAAGGTAGTGCAGCTCAAGGAAGAATATCTTTTTACGGTGCTGGATCAGGTGGCCAAACTAGCTTAGGTGGTTCTAGCGGATTATCGTGGGATCAAACTACAGATACGTTAAATATAGGAACTCCAAATAGTGGTGCTGGTTTAGAAGCTGATGTTAGACTTCATGGTACTTACGTTACTGGTGATGGGCAACCATCTCTTTCTTTTTATTTTGGCGATAGCAGTATTTCCACTACTCCAAATATTTTTACTATTATAACCGACAAAACAGGAGCCGATCAAGTATGGGTTTTACCAGCTGAGTTACCAGATGTTAATGATGCTTTAGTTGCTTTAGATGTTGATCAGGAAGAAGTAACATTAGGATGGGCAACTAACTTTGATACTCAATACACTTTCTCAGCTGAACAAAGCACTGTAGGTTCAAACGAATCACCTGACTTAAAATTAGGTTGGGAAGATTCTACAGGCACACTGCAAGGATATCTTATACAACTAAGTGGTGGTACAAATATCACAACAGAAAGAAGTACAACTGGAGATGAAATAACAATAAATGCCACACCAACTGGTTTAACAGGACAAATTCAATTTGCATCCTCAACAAATACTTTTAATGCTGATAGCGCTTTATTTTATACTATAGGCAACAACGTTGGTAATCTATCAGTGGGAGATGTAGGAATTACTCAAGGTAGACTTAACCTTTATGGAGGAGCAACAACTAGTGGAAGTATAAATATATCGGATCCAAATGATGACGGTATAACAATAAAACTTCCTAATGACATGGGTGGTGTTAACTACGATGTAATTTTACCAGAGATCGCACCTACTAATAGCCAGATATTGGAATCAGATGCTAGTGGTAATTTATCTTGGATTGATACTCCAACAAGTGCTGGAGCTAGTGCATTTACTCCAAAAGCAGGTGCTGATGTAATTGACTGGGATTATGCAACTGATGGACCTAACTTAAGATTAAACTTAGGTTCAGGTTTAGAAAACGTGTTAACCGTAAATAATATTACTGATTTTCCAAATGGAAGTACTGGATTTGTAATTATGAATCCACAAAACTCAACAGATTACAAAATGCCTAGTGAAGATTATGGAAGTGCCAGTGGTATAACTAGTAAACTGTCGGGAGGTGATGCTAGTCTCGGTGGTACTAACAATGTATTATGGGAGTGGACGTATGATGGAGCTAATTTTTATTGGCAAAAATTTCAAAATTATGTTAATCCAATTTATCCTCCATCTGTAGTTTTTGATTCGACTAGTTTAATAGCATTTTACCATCCAGAATCTTATAATGAATCTGTTAATGGAGCTTCTTTAATTGCAGGAACACCAGTTACTAATATCGCTACTAGTATATTGATAGGTAATTTAGCTGTAGGATCAAACGTTACTAATGCAGAATTTTATACAAGAGATGATTCTGTTAGTAGACCAGCTTTTTGGAGTTTAGGTGGAGATTCAAATTCTATTATATCTCCTAGTACTTTTTCAGGTTTACCTGTTACTAATACAGTTAGTTGTTATATTCAAGGTCCTTTTGCGTCTAGTTATTCAACAATTTTTGATTTTGATGAGGGATCTGGATATCAAGAACTTTTATACATAAACAGTTCAAGAGAATTTGAATTTGATTACAGTCCAGCTCTTTCCTTAAATTACCCAGCGTTAATAGATTATAGTGGTAATGTTGGTGGAGCAGATTTATCTAATGAATGGATTTTTATTAGTGTTTCTTTAGATGATGCAAATAATGAAGTTATATTTTACGCAGGTTGTCAAAGTTCTTTAGATGCTGCTACTGCAGCTGGAGGACCAACCAACTGGGATTATGATGGTTTAGGTAATACTATAGCAGTAGATGCTAATGGACTTTATAAAGAAACAAATGCTTTTACAATAGGAACAAATACTTTTAATAGATTTTTCTATGGTCAATCAGTTGGTTCTGTTTCAGAAGGAGCTAAATGTCATTTAGGTATGTTAGGTATATACAGCGCGGTGTTGAATGATTCACAGGTTACACAAAACTGGTTAGATTCAAGAGGAGTCTATTATATAAGTTAAACAAACAAAAAACAAACAAACAATTAAATTTAATCAAATGAATAAAATAAAAGAAGAACAATTAAAGAAAATTCAAGAACAACAAACTGAGTTAAACAAAGTAATAAATCAAATAGGTTATTTAGAAGGGCAGAAGCATGCTCATCTTCATCAAATGGCAGATATTAATCACACCATAAATGAATTTAAATTAGAGTTAGAAAAAGAGTATGGCCAAGTTAATATAAACGTAGAAACAGGTGAATACTCAAAGCTTGAAGAAAAGCCAGCTGAGTTAAAAACTGTGTAATGAATAATGTTATTAGAAAAATAAGCATTGGCGCGGATTATAAAAACGAAGCCATGCATTACTCTGTTGGTCAACAAGTGTATGGAGGTCATACGATATCTAATATACTTTATAAACCAAATGACAACTCTTATAATATATTTATATCTAAAGAAAACGAAGTTATGCCATGGAAGAAATTTAATTCTAACATGGCTATATCCGTTGAATATGATTTAGAATATTAATGAAGTCTTTATATAAATTTATTATATCTCCACTTAATGAGAGATACGACAATACAATAAAAGTAGGTGGACTTGATTTAATAACTAACACAACTATAGAAGATTATAAGTCTGTAAGTAAAAAAGCTATAGTTATTGAAACGCCATCTGCTTTTAAAAGTAAAGTCAAAAAAGGAGATCACGTAATAGTTCATCATAATATTTTTAGAAGATATTATGATATGAAGGGAAGGGAGAAAAATAGTGGATCTTATTTTAATGAAGATAAATACTTCTGTACTAGTGATCAGATATATCTTATTAAAAAAGAAAACACTTATGAAGCAAATTTAAATTATTGCTTTGTAAAACCCTTACTAAATACCAACAAATTAAGTTTAAATAAAGAGCTTCCATTAAGAGGAGTTATTAAATATTCTAATAAATATTTAAGTGAAAAAAATATAATTGAAAACACGTTAGTAAGTTTTAATCCAAACAGTGAGTTTGAGTTTATACTAGAAGGAGAAAAATTATATTGTATGAAATCTAATAATATTGTATTAACTCATGAACACGAAGGAAACGAAAAAGAAAATAATCCAAGCTGGGCAAAAAGCCGTTGAAGAATTAATTAAAGTAGCTAAAGAAAAAATAGTAGACTCTGATGACGATGTATCAGCTGATAGACTTAAAAATGCAGCTGCTACTAAAAAGCTAGCTATATTTGACGCTTTTGAAATACTTACTAGAATTCAAGAAGAGGAAGATATGCTAAGTGAAAAACCAAAGGAAAAGAAAGAAGAAAGAACTTTTAAAGGTTTTGCAGAAGGGAGGAGCAAGTGAAGTTTCTTTGTAGTGGATGTGGAGGCTGCTGTATGTCAGCCGGTAAACTGAATGGTGCTGCATATGGATTACCAATTAAAGAAGATGGTTCCTGTGCAAATTTAATCGGTTCTAAATGTTCTATATACGAAACCAGACCAGACATATGTAGAGTAGATAAGATGATGTTTAATGATGATAATTTAAGTAGAAAAGATTACTATAAAAGAGCTACTTCTGTGTGTCATCAAATTATTGATTATTTAGGTATAGATCCGCATTATAAAATTAATATAGACGACTATGACTTATAATCAAACTCTTTGGAAAGAAATACCAGATATTGTAAATCCTAAAATATTATCTAAACAAAATAGATATAAAAAATGGGAGTATGGTTATAATTCAGAATATGATTTTATATGTATAAGTAAAACAGGTCAAATTGGACAAATCATTGAAATACAAAACCTCCGTATTGCTTTACCAAAAGAACATGAACCTTTTAAACGAAGCAAAAAGAAAGAGGAACAATATTGGGAAAAACAAGAATACCCAAAAGAATTAGCTAGAATAAAAACTAGGTTTGATTGGGAGGAATATCCTACAGATTTTAAAGAAAAATGGTTTGACTATATAGATGATGAATTCAAAAAACGAGACGAAGGTTATTGGTTCTTTAATAACGGCGTGCCTACTTATATTACTGGTACTCATTACATGTATTTGCAATGGTCAAAAATTGACGTTGGTTCGGCCGATTATAGAGAAGCAAACAGACTCTTCTTTATATTTTGGGAAGCATGCAAGGCAGATGATCGATGCTATGGAATGTGCTATCTTAAAAACAGACGATCTGGATTTTCTTTTATGTCGTCCGCAGAACTCGTCAACCAAGCCACCATATCTTCAGATGCCAGATTCGGCATCCTTTCAAAGTCTGGAGCAGATGCTAAAAAAATGTTCACAGATAAAGTTGTACCGATATCCGTTAACTATCCGTTTTTCTTCAAACCGATCCAAGATGGTATGGATCGTCCTAAGACCGAACTAGCATATAGAGTACCAGCTTCAAAACTTACTAGACGAAAACTAGAAACAAATGAACAATTAAAAGAATTACAAGGACTTGATACTACTATCGATTGGAAAAATACTGGAGACAACTCTTATGATGGTGAAAAACTAAAGATATTAGCACATGATGAAAGCGGTAAATGGGAAAGACCTGATAATATATTAAACAACTGGAGAGTTACAAAAACTACATTAAGACTAG